CAAGCATTAAAGAGTTTGGGTGGACTAACCCAATTCTTATTGATGGCGACAACGGCATCATTGCAGGTCATGGCAGACTCTCTGCTGCTCGTAAGCTAGGACATGAGGAAGTTCCAGTTATAGAGCTAAAAGACCTAACCGAAACCCAACGCAAGGCTTACATCATTGCCGACAACCGCCTAGCCTTAAACGCAGGGTGGGACAACGAGATGCTGACCATTGAGTTAAACGACTTACTGGCTGACAACTTTGCTTTGGACATATTAGGGTTTGACCCTAAAGAGTTAGCTGCACTACTTGAGCCAGAGGTGGTAGAAGGTCTGACAGACGAGGACGCTGTCCCCGATATTCCTGATGAGCCAAAGACCAAACTAGGCGACATTTACCAATTAGGCAACCATCGATTGATGTGCGGTGACTCCACAAGCATTGACGCTGTGGATAAGTTGATGCCTGAGACAGCTAACATGATTTTTACTGACCCACCTTATTTGATGGACTTTACTGGGGGGATTCATGGCGATGGTTCTAAATCATTCAATGCTAAACATGGCAGCATTAAAAACGACAAAATGTCTGATAAAGAAGGCGATGACTTTTTGGACGCTATTAACAGCGTTATTACATCTAAAGTAGATGGTGCTTTTTACATAACATTTTATCGTTTAGGTATAAACAAATACTTTGCCAGTATGGAAAGAACAGGACTTAAATGCCGTTCTTTGGTAATTTGGGACAAGGGAAACCATACTTTAAGCAATAGCGATTACATGAGTATGTATGAGCCTATGTTTTATGGGTGGGTAAACAACCACAAGTTTTATGGTGGGAAAAATGGAATGGACATTTGGCGTATTAAAAGAACTGCCAAGAATGACTTACACCCAACCATGAAGCCTGTCGAACTTGTCGAAAAAGCAGTTTTAGATGGTAGTGCTATAAATGGAATTGTTTTAGATTTGTTTGGTGGTAGCGGTACAACCATTGTTGCTTGCGAGAAACATAACCGACATTCCCGAATAATGGAATTAGACCCAAAGTATTGCGATGTCATAGTAAAGCGATGGGAAGACTTTACTGGTAAAAAAGCTATGTTAGTAAACGCTAACGAAGAACTTTCGGAGATATAAAATGCAACAGGGTAAAAAATATGAGCCTACTGATGAGAACAAGAAGCTAGTAAAGACTCTGGCTGCTGTTGGCATTACCTTTGAAGACATAGCTACCAAGCTAGAGATTAGTTCCGATACGTTGGTGAAGTATTACAAGAAGGAACTGGACGATGGTCGCATCGATGCTAACGCTAGTATTGGGCAGACCTTGTTCCAGCAAGCAAAGAACGGCAATACTGCTGCTGCTATCTTTTGGTTAAAGACTAGGGCTAGATGGAAAGAAACCCATGCTGTTGAGCATAGTGGGCCAGAAGGTTCTGAACTGGTCATTAAATGGCAGAGTTAATAATTCCTTATAAGCCAAGGGAACACCAGTTAAGGGTGCATCAATTATTAGAAGGCAAACGCTTTGCGGTAGTGGTTGCTCATAGGCGGTTCGGTAAGACTGTTGCTGCCCTAAACCACATCATTCGTGAATCGTTGCTTAACCAAAAAGAAGCCCCAAGGTACGCCTATATAGCCCCGACCTACGGACAAGCCAAGCGAGTGGCGTGGGACTACCTTGTTAAGTATGCAGAGCCGTTAGGTGGGACAACGAACATATCTGAATTAAGGGTGGACTTTTGGGGTAGGCGCATCCAGTTGTACGGCTCTGACAATCCCGATTCACTTCGTGGTCAGTATTTTGATGGGGTAATCCTAGACGAGATTGGCGACCAAAACCCTAAGATTTGGACAGATATATGCAGACCTGCCTTGGTTGACAGACGGGGCTGGTGTCTTTTCATCGGCACACCTAAAGGACATAACCATTTTAAAGAACTTAGGGATAGGGCTGAGAAAGAGGATGAGTGGGGTTTGCTAGAGTTCAAAGCCTCGGAGACAGGGGTAGTGGATGAGGTAGAACTAAAGGCTGCTCGTAATGAGATGGGGGAGGATAAGTACCGCCAAGAGTTTGAATGTAGCTTTGATGCTGCTGTAGAAGGCTCTTACTATGGGCAAATCCTCAATGAACTGGAAGACAAGAAGCATATGCAAGAGATTCCCAGAGAGGAATTAAGCAGAACTTTTACTGCTTGGGACTTGGGAATGGGTGACTCTACGTCTATCTGGGTGGCTCAGTTAGTGGGTACTGAGGTGCGCCTTATCGACTATTATGAGAATCATGGCGTAGGACTTGACCACTATGTGAAGTGGATTAAGGATAACGACTACTCAAAAGCAGAGCATATTCTGCCCCATGACGTAAGAGTTAGGGAACTAGGCACAGGTAAAAGCCGATTAGAAATGCTTGAGGACTCAGGACTAGAGGTCAAAATAGCCCCGAGAATGGGACTTGACGATGGCATCCAAGCAGTAAGGCGACTGCTGCCAAGGTGCTGGTTTAATGTTCCTAAAGTGCAGAATGGCTTGAATTGCCTGAGAAACTACCGCAGAGACTACGATGAGAAGCGTAAGATATTCTATGAAAGACCACTACACGATTGGTCTAGTCATGGCTCTGATTCTTTCCGTTACTTAGCCCTTGGATTGGATGAAGGACATTCAACATGGTCTAAGCCTATTAACTCAGCACCGAAATGGATTGTTTAATGTATGTACAAATGCAGGGTGTAAATCTAGCACCTAAAGTAAAAGAACTTGAATTACGACTCGAAATGTTGGAAAATGTGGTAAAAGCATTACAATTGGATAAACCCCGAATGGGTCGCCCTCCAAAGGACAAACATGGCACAGAACGAGTTAATGTCGATAATTCAAGCAGAGATTGATGATGCAATTGGATTTATTGAAAGCGAAACTGTTGAACAGCGCAAACAGGCTTTGGAGGCTTATCTACGACAGCCATATGGTAATGAAGTTGAGGGTAAGTCTCAAATCGTTACTGGAGAAGTTGCAGAAGCGATAGATGGTGCGCTACCTAGCTTAGTTCGTATCTTTACAGGCTCAGACAATATCGTAGTCTTTGAGCCACAAGGCCCACAAGACGAAGCCTCTGCCAAGCAAGCTACTGACTACTGTAATTGGGTATTCAACAGGGACAACGAAGGTTTGTCTATTCTGCATGATTGGTTTAAAGATGCCTTGATGCAGAAGAATGGCATTGTTAAGGCGTATTGGGAAGACAAAGAAGACATTACAAAAGAGCGTTACTTTGACTTGTCTAACGATGAGTTAGCAATGCTGATGAGTGATGAGACTATGGAGATTGTCGAGCAAGATACGACAGAGTTTCCTATCTATGACCCAATGGGTCAGCCAGTTATAGACCCTATGGGTATGCCTGTGATGGGTGCTACACACAATATCGTAGCCCAGAAGCGTAAGAAGTCAGGTAAGGTAACGATTGAGAACGTACCCCCAGAGGAGTTCTTGATTAGCAAGAAGGCTAGAACTATTGCTGATTCACCATTCGTAGCCCACAGACAGATGTTGACTCGTAGCACCTTGGTAGCTATGGGGTTTAATAAGAAGCAAGTTGAAGGCTTGCAGATGGGTGATGCACTAGCGTACACACCAGAGCGTGTGGCTCGTTATGCAGCAGGTGAGCAACCTTACCAAACGCAGACAGATGACCCTGCGATGCAAGAGATTGAAGTCTTTGAGTGTTATGTCAAAACTGATATAGATGGCAAAGGCATTGCGACATTGGTTCAAGTGTTCTACGCTTCTAACGAGATTCTTGAGGATGCCAAGGGTAAGGAGATGGTTGAGGAAGTGGACTACGTTCCTTTCCACTCAATCTGTCCTATCCCAATTCCGCATAAATTTTTTGGGAACTCGTTGGCAGACAGAACAGTTGACTTACAGTTAATCAAGACCACTATCACTCGTCAGATGTTGGATAACCTTTATCTCACCAACAACGCCAGAGTAGTTGCTGTAGAAGGACAAGTAAATTTAGAAGATTTGCTTACATCTACAGCGGGTGGAGTTATTCGTGCTAAGTCACAAGGTGCTGTTCAACAGTTGGTTGTGCAGAACGTGGCTAATCAGGCTTTCCCGATGCTTCAGTATTTGGACACAGTACAGTCTAAGCGCACAGGTGTTAGCGATGCTTCACAAGGTTTAGACCCTGCTATCTTGCAGAACGTGACTGCTGCTGCGGTAGCTTCTATGCAACAAGCTGGCGCAGGTAAGATTGAACTGATGGCTCGAATCTTTGCTGAGACAGGTGTTAAGTCTTTGTTCCAAGGTATCT